TAACAGTCGTTGGGAAACCAACCCAACTTGATGTATTCGTATAGGTATCACCTACATTGCCAGTATTATAGAACTCACTATCATTTGTCGTATTACAGGCCTCACACGAAGGTGCACCGCCACCTTCAACCCCACTCGCCCCCAAAACCTCCGGAATCAGCCTCGCCACCTGGACAGGCTCTTGGGCTTTCTCTTTACCGCCTATAAAGACAGGGGACTTTTCCTGCGCCTGGCAAGGCAAGGCGAGGAAAATAAGAAGCAAAATGGCACGCTTGATTAGATTCATCCTAAATCTCCTACCAAGTCGTAGACCCGAGGTCCCGGGGATACTTTATTTCAAGCCCAACAATTCCGATATCCTGTCCGTAGTCGTCGCTTGCATTGCCATACTCACGAGCCAGATAGATCTTGGCCCATTCACCCTTCGTCAGATCATCAATGACAAGGGTTGTCCACTCTTCATAGACGATATCGTTTGTCGCATGGGCGCTAAGATCCGCAGTCACGATATAGACAGTATTGCCGCTATCCATCGAGCCATCATTGGTCGATGTCAGGTCTCCTGTTCCGTAGCACCCAGCACCGACGACCTCCCACGCCGCACCCTCACCGGCAGCGGGCGCCGTGGCCGAACAAATATAAAGTATGGGCCGGACCTTGATCGTGTTCGCCGTAGGCTCCGCAAAGTCATGCGCCACGGGCCACATAAAGCACAAAGCCTCGGTGGAACCAGAGTCAAAGGGACGATAAACGATTGACGTGCCGCTTGCCTCTCCCGGTTCAGTGTAGCTGACCCCCTTAACGTCCTGATCGGATGCGCCCGCCCACCTGACCGGCAACGGATCTACCTCGATGATCCGGGCATTCTCAAGGGCGTTGCCCTCAAGGTCCATATCGTCTTTGATCTCTACCTGATCATCGCTCTCATCAAACTGCATGAAGGTGTGGAGAGCGCTATCTTGCCTAGCCTGTAGATACATATCCCCATTATTGGCATCATCCAAATTGCCATATATCTTCCAAGTGTCCGCACCACCAAAATCAGAATCCCTGCCGACCCATCCGGGATTGGCGGAAGGTGGGAGTTCAAGCGAGGAGACATAAGCCCCACCACTGCCAATCCGCAAATAGGTAGTTCCGTTGGGGTTCCCAACAACGAAAATGCTTACGCCGGTGCCCTCATGGCGCACTCCCGTTGGAAACGCCGTGCGAATTACACCGCCGGTTGCGGCATCATTGTACCAATTCTCGATCGCTGTATCCCAACAAACCGAATAGATCGTATGACCTGAGCCGGAAATAATATACAGCGTATTACCGGAAATAATTTGCCGCGTGTTCGCAACGAAAGTTTTTCCGCCTGATCCAGTATAGACAAGTGCGTTACTCGCGCCACTGTCGATATTGGTATTGTCCACGTCTCCATCGTCATCAGTGTCCAGTTTATGGAGCTGATCGTAAACCGCGTTCTGGCTCGGGGCATTCGAGGTGTCGCCGTTCCAGCCGGCACCGAAGGCGTCGTTTTCAACATTAGCGGCCGTTGACCCGCCGTACACGCCCGGGCCGCCGCCGCCGTACACGGTCCCGGCGCTCCCGGCGCGGGGCCAGAGCACAACAAGGCACAGCGCTGCCAGAATCAATCTTTTCATGGTTTCGACCTCCCTTAACTTTTCCCGCTTGTGCGCCAGGTCACGGTTACGCCGGTGGCCGTGGCGTCTGGCCGCCAGATAAATCCGCTGATCTTGTCCGGCGTATCCAGGACGAGGTAGTCGTTGTCGGCGAGCTTGAATCCCTCCTGGCCGTTGCCGTGCGGCGTCGTACCGCTCAGCCAGTAACGCAAGGCCCCGCCGGTCACCTGGGCGAACACCTCGTAGGCCCCGGCGGTCGCCGTGTCCGGAATCTTCGTCGCACCCGAAGCTACGTATTGCTGCCCCGACGCGATCCTTTTGTAGGGCTGATCGAGCTGCACCACCGCCCCGATCAAAAACGGCAACGCGGCGCAAATCGCCAGATAGATCAGAATATTTCGCACTGTCCTGCTGTCCATAGGGGGCTCCTTCCCGGCTTCGCCTATTGGGCTACGCCTTGGTAAAACGTTCCTTTCTGCCGCTTCCTTCTTCCGCCGGGCCCTTATTGCTGATAGATCCGCTTCTCCGCAAAGGAGCGGATGAGATACTGAAGTTCGGGCGACTCCTCGAAGAGCCGCTGCTTGGCCAGGTCCTGGGCCTCGCTGATGGCCCGGCGAATGGCGCGTTCCTTTTCATCGTCGCTCGCGCCGGCATAGAGGGCGTCCTTGGTCACCATCGCGTCCAGGCTCTCTTTAAGGGGCATGCCCGTGCTCTGAAGCTCGATGGTGTTCATCAGGACCATGAAGCGGTCGTACTCCCGAGCGTTGAGGGGTACGGGCACGGAACCGGCCTCGCTCGGAAAGCCCTGCACATTGCGCGGCATCCGCTGCGGCCGGTCCAGCCGGAGCAGTTCCTCGTCGATGGGGGAGGACCTCCCCGTGCTCGTGTAAATGGGCGAGAGAAAGTCCGGACCCACCCCGCCTTCAGGCACGATGGCCTCGCCCCAGAAGTTGCGGCGGGGCGGCAAATTGTCCGAAAGCCCGGGAATGTCCGCCTTAACGGCGTTGACGATCTCCTGCCATAGCCCGCCCGTCCTGTCCGTGGGTTCGGTCGACCGCAGCTCCGGGTCCACTTCACGCTCGATCTGGGCCACGGCGCGGGGAATGAGGGTCCGGGCGAAACTCTGCAGGAACTGCGGCCCGTACCGCTCCGGGTCCTCCAGGGCCTGCAGGGCGTTCGAGACGCCTTCGAGCCAGGTCTTGCTGGTCACGTTCTTGCCGATGGCCAGCACGGCGGCCGTGGCCAGGCTGGAGGCCTCCTCCTCGCCCAGGTGGGGCAGAATCTCGGCCGCGTCCGCGGCCACGCCCAGGAGCATGCCCAGGGGCTCCAGGCGGTTGTAGGCATAGTACTTGTCACCGATCCGGATGGAGTAGGGCTGCCAGCCCGTGTTGCGTTTCTGCTGGCGCATCGCCGGGTCCGGGGGGCCGCCGCCGGTGATATACCCTGCCGCGGCCATGGTCCCCGTGGCGGCCATGACCATGAAGCCCAGGCTCATTCGGGCCAGGGCCAGATCCCGCCTGGCGCCGCCGGCCTGGATGTCCTGCCACAGGGCCCCGTTGCGGCCCTTGAGCAGCTCCAGGGCCCTGAAGGGTGTCCTCTGGTACCAGAATTTGACGATGTTCGTGGGGGTCTGGACAAAGGGCACGATGAGCCTGAGGGCCGGGGCTTTGGCTATGAGGTTCTGGAGGGCCTTGCCGGTCTTGCCGAGCTCCTGGGTGAAGGTCTGGTAGCGGGCGTAGTCGATGGCGGCGAGATGAAGATCGTCGGGCGGGGCGGCAATCAGCTCCTCGATCCGGCGGGCCTGGGCCTCCCCGGTCAAGCCCTCGGCCCGGGACAGCCGCAGTGCCCGGGCCCGCAGCTCCATGCGATATCCCACCGACTTGAACAGCTCATCCTCGGCCGTGAGCATTCTGCCCGGCATGTTCACCCCGGCGCCGAACAGGTTCACGGCCCGGGCCGCGACGCCGCCCTCTTCGAGCGCGTCGGAGGAGAGCTTGCGGGCGGCCCGGCCCACCAAGGTTTCCCTCAGATTCTCGGCCGTGATCGCCTGCCGGCGGGGCATCTCCGCCTTGGTGAAGAGGTCCGAGGCCTCGCCGCTCCGCACGGCCTTGCCGAACAGCTTGAGTCCGTCCTTGAAGCCCTCCACCAGGCCGTAGGCCTGCTCCAGGGCCTCGCGGGCCACGATCTCCTGCTCTCCCCGCCAGACCTTGCCGATCCCGGCGGCCAGCATCCGCTCCGGCACCTGGTAAACGGCGGTCAGGAGGTTGCTTGTCATATTGACCGCATGGGTGACCGGGCCGGACAGGAGCCCGTTGATCCAGGCCTCGAAGAGCATGTCCCAGCCCGTGGCCTTCTGGGCGTCCTTGGCGAATCGATTCAGGGCGGCCGGGCTGTCCAGGGTCACGATCATGGCCGCCAGGTCCTCGGTGGGGGCGTGCCGGTCCATGTGCTGCATGAGCTCGCGGATCTGCTTGACCTGTCCGGTCGACTCCTGCGCGGTGATCCTGAAGGCCTGGAGGGCCCGGGCCGCCTCGGCGGTCATGCCGCTGACCTGGGCCTGGATGGCGTAGTGAAGGGCGAGCTGCTTGCGGAAGGCGGCCTTGTCCAGGTCCGTGGCATCCGCGGCCGCGATCCGGGAGGCCTGCTCCTGGAGCCGGCGGGCGCTTTCCAGCAGCAAACTGCGGGCGGCCAGGGCCTCGTGGGCGTTGAAGGCCTGGCCCGCGCGGCGGGAGAGGAGCTGCTGCACGCTCAGGCCCATCTCGTCGGCCAGGCGGGCGGTCTCCTCGTTGGATACCACGCCCCGCCGGGCGGCCTGTATGCCGCCGCCGAAGACCTCCGCGGTCTTGCTCAAAACTTCCTGAATCTCTTCGGAGGTGTTGAGGTGGGCGAAGTTGATGTTGATGGCCTTGCCGGCCGGCTGCGGGACCTGGGCGCCGAGAAACTCGGCGGCCTTGGCTGCGTCGACCTGGTCGAGAATCTCGACCAGCGGGCGGTTGGAGTCCCCGACGACCGCGAGGATCTTGGCCTTCCGGGCGGCCTCGTCTTCACCCCTCTGGCCCTCGTATCCGGGGGGCTTCACGCCCTCGGGCTCGGCGGGCCGGGTGGGTGCGAATTCCCCGGTGGGAATGGCCTTGACTTCTCCGGCGCCTTCGCCTACACTCCCCTCAATGCTCTGGCCCGAGATCGCGCTAGGGGGCGGCCCTTCCGGGCTGGGCTGACGGGACTGCGCCCCGTCCCAGAGCATGTTCTTTTCGTTGAAATAGTCGGCCCGGGTGCGGGGGATGGCGCTCTTGACATTGTAGAAATCGCCGTCCGGATCCGGGACAAGCTCAATGAAGGCCGTTTGCGCGGCCTTGTTTTTTTTGGCCAGGATAAGCGATCGACCGGCCCCCTGGTAGACCTGCGTGAAATTCTCGGCCACGTCGGCTACGAAATCCTCGACCCCGGCATACCCCAGTGCCTCGATCTCCTCCAGCCGCTCAGGCCTGCCGGCGATATGCTCCACCGCGTCGGCCGTCAACCGGATCGGCGCGGCCTGGCGCTCGATCGCGCCGGCGATCTCCTCACCCACGGTACCGAAGTCGTAGGACTCCGTCCCGGGGCGGGGCACGAATCCCCACCGGGCGTTCAGGTCCTTTACGATCATTTGCGCGGGCGCGGTCATGACCTCGCCGGCCTCGAGCTCCTTGCGCACCTGCGCAACCGTGTCCTTGAGCAGGCGGGAGGAGACCCGCGTGCCCTTCCCCGCGAAATACCGCGTGACGCCGGCTTCGAGGGCCCGCTCGACGCTCATCCCGCTCACGAGACCGGTCAGGATATTGAAGGGCAGGGCCAGCCGGGGGTGCTTCTCCCCGACCTTCTCCGTGGCAAGACCGATGGGATAGTCCGCGGCGCCGCTGACTAACGCCGAGGTGAGCGTCCGCGCCAACATCGGCAGCAGTTTTGCCCCCGCGCGAATCCCCAAGACCGCTGCGCTGCCCCCTCCGGATACTGCCGCCGGAAGCGGATCAAGCCAGGGATCCTCGACCTGGCGCGTCAGCTCCTGCTCGATCTCCTCCTCAGGCACGCCCTGGGCCCTCTGCTCGGCGCGATAGGCCTCCGCCATCTCCGGATCCGGAAAGGGTTTACCCCGGCGTAGCCCAGCGGGCGAAGCCGGGCCCTCCGCCGCCTCGGCCGTAGACCCGAACATCAGCGACGACAGGAAGTCCCCGCCCTCATCCACCTTCACCGCGCCGTGCCGGCGCAGGTTCTCGACGGCAGGGGAGTGCACCTCGTGGGCAATCTCCCGGCTCAGGCGATAGGCCCCTTCGAAATCGTCGTCATCCTCGCGCGGAGTCGCGCTGTTCACGTCGATCGGCATGCCGTTTTACCCTTAAACCTTTCGTGCTTTCGTCTCTTCGTGCTTTCGTGATTGCATTTTCCTACTGCGACCTCTGAAACTTCTTGACCTCCGCATCGATCTTGGCCTTCTCCTCCGCGGTCAAGCGGCTCTCGTCGGGAGGCTTGAGCTCATCATGAATCGCGCGCATCTCCCACAGCACGCGCATCTCGTCCTGATAGGCCTCCTCGGATATGGTTTTATTCTGCCAGGCCCGGGCCGTCCACGCCATGGCCTCGTCGACGGCCTGCGGGTCGCTCCGGAGGCCCTTGAGGTACTTGGGCTGCCGGAGGCCCATGAGCCGCACGCGGGCGTTGGTCAGGTATCGGGCCACCACGCTCTTGGCCGCCGCGCTGGGATCTTCGCCCTTTCCTACGCGGCCATAGAGCTCGTCCACGGCGTTGGCGTGCCGGTAGTGCTTGCCCGGGTCGTAGCGGTCCGCGGGCGAGGGCCGGAGCGAATCGTTCACATACTCGACCGCGCGGCGCATGCCCTTGTCGGCCACGCTCTCGCGCATGGAGATGTAGGTCTCGGGCTTGATGTCGCCGGCATGCAGGGCCCGGTCCAGATCCTCGCTCACATCCGCGCCCAAAGCGATCCTGGCGCCCAGCTCGCCGACCACCACGGGGTTGTTCTCCTCGGCCTGGCCTTCTCCCTGCTTCTCAAGCCGCTTCTTGAGATCATCGTAGGCCTCGCGGCCGATCTGCCGCTTGCTGGCCATCTCCTCCAGCCGGCCGTGGGTCAGGCCGCCCCCATGGAACTCCTGGAGCAGGCCGAACTCATTGTCCTTAATCTGCGCCTTGTGCGCCTCTTCCGCCGCTTCGTCGGCGACCTTCCTCTGCCGGTCCGCCTCTGCCTCGATCTCGGCCTTTTTCTGGTTGATCCGGTCGGCGTAGGCGTCGAGCTGGTCGGCCGTCATGAGGGCGTTGAATTGCCCGGCTCCGAACAGCCGGACCGCCTCGGCCGGGGTGCGGTCGATCAGGCCGTCGAGGTAGGCCGCGTGTATCTCGCTGCCGGCCTTCTCGCCCAGGTCCTGGGCCTCGATCGGGTCCAGGGCCCCGATGGACACGGCCGTCTCGTACCCGGTCAGCACGTGCTCCACGAGATCCGCCGGCGGGGCCAGGTGCAGGTAGGCGTCTCGCCTTCTTTTTTCCGTGTACTGGTCGAGCGTGGCGCGCGTCACGGCGCGGCGCTCCTTGACCTGCAGCCGCGCCAGCTCCGAGATCCCCTTGCGCGCGGCCCGATCCAGCCGCCGGGTCAGGGCCTGGGCCGCCTCCGGGGCGGGCGCGGACTCGGCCAGCTCGGCCTTGCGCTCCTCGATCCAGATCTCGGCGTCGTTCACGTTGTTGAAGGTGTCCTGGCCGGTCCGGGCCGCGGCCTCCGCCAGATACCCGGTCCACTGGTCGCTGAAGGCGTTCTCCTGGGACAGGACCCAGTTGAAGGCCTCCTCGGCCTGCCGCCTCTGTTGGCGCTCGGCAATCAGCCCCGCGACCTCCGCGGACTTACCCAGCCCCTGGCTCAAAGCCGCCGCCGCATCGGCCGCGCCTTCGTGCAAGCCGGCGGGCACCCGGACCGGCCTGGGAGCGGCGGGCACGGCCCGGGCGGAGGAGGCGGGATCCAGCCGGCCGATGCCGATCTGGGTGGGGGGTCTGTAGGTGGGAATGTTGGCCATACCGGTTATTTGACCCCGTAAGACGCGTACTTGCTGGGATTCTTGTACCGGTCCCAGGCATATCCGGTCTGCAGGGCCCCGGTCAGCAGCGTGCTCCCTGCATTAAAAACCCCGGCCCGGCCGGCCTCGGCGCCCTTGGTGCGATTCAAAGCCGCCTCGGTCCGCAGAACATCGGCCTCGCGCGAGCCCTCGATCGTGGCGGCCGATCCCCGGCTTTCGTACAGACGCGCCTGGTTGCGGTAGTTCCAGGCCTCGACCTTGCCCTGGTACTCGGTCAGCAGGGCGTCCAGCTCGTAGTCCGCGCCGGTCTCCTCCATGACCAGGAGCGGCGTCCCGGCCAGGGTGACGCCGGCCGCGCCGTAGCGCGCCCGCTGGGCCGCCAAAAGCCGCAGGCCCTCCTTGCGCTGGCGGCCGGCTTCGAGAGCCGCCTCGTCCTCGGCCATCTGCGCGCTGTAATCGGCGATGCGGGCCTGCTCCGCCGCGATCTGCGCCTCCTGGGCCGCGTTGTACTCGGCCCACTTGGCCTGGTTCTCGGCAATGGCGGCCTGCTGCTCGGCGCTCCTCTTCTGCGCCTGGCCCTGGGAGTAAGCGGCATAAGCCCCGGTCAGGGCGGATAGAATCGTTCCGATGACTAGAAAGAGGCCCATGGATTCACCTCGTCATTCTCCGGCCCTGATTTTCGCCACGATGCCCTGCAGCGTGAAGGGCAGGGGATCGTCGTGCACCACGGTGATGTGGGCGTCGGTCTCGTACCCGGCGGGGTAATCCCACTTGACATCCCCACTGAACGGCGTGACGCAGCTGATGGCCACATCGGTCAGTTTTGTTTCCGTCGGCCCGACACTGAAATCCGTGGCCTCGTACAGTCGGAGATAGATTTCCGAGATCCGTTTGATGCGACCCTGGCTGATCCCGTTATCGTCGGTCGGCGCTTCCAGTCGCATGCTCTGAAGCGTGGCCGTGTAGGGCAGGCCGAGCTGGACTTGGGATGCGGCGGCAAACAGGGTCACCCCGCCCTCGCCATCGACCACCTGGGGCGCTTGCACCGCGCCGTCCGCCAAAATCGCTACGGTCTCGCCCGAAAGATGACCGGCGCCGGTGATATGATTGACGGGTGGGCCGTCGTAGGACAGACCGCTGTCCACAAAGAAAGCGTCCTCCAGATCGACCCCGCGAAAATCGCTCTCCAGGACCTCGATATAGCGCCGCGTGACGCCGGCCACTTCCCGCGCGACGATCGTGTAGAGATCGTCCTGCTGCGTCTCGGCGTTGGCCACCGCGCACAGGCTCTCAAAGGCCCCCTCGGTCACGTGCCGGTGCCAGGCCATGACATCCTGGTCCCTCAGGTACGTGAGGCCGATCAGGGTCCCGTCGGCGCGCAGGGCCCAGAGGACCGACGAGGGCTCCTGCTGGTAGGCGATCATGCTGACCCCGCTCTCGGTTATATGCTCGGCCAGAAGCGTCAAATCGGGCGCGGTGTACCCGCCCGTTTCCCAGTGATAGGCCATCTCCCGAATGCGGCGCTGGGCCCGCTGCACGAAAAGAATGCTGTGCCCCGCCCGCACAGGCTGCGCCTTGTAGGACCCGTAGGTTGTCTCCCTCCGGGCAAACACGTTGGTGGGTGTGAGCGGGTCCGTATCGTCGGGAGACCCGATCCGGCATTCTCCTCCCATCGTGCCCACGGCCAGGACCTGCCCGCTCGACAGCCACTGGATCGCGTTGACCTGGTCGAGGTTCAAAGTGAAAATCATGCCCTCGTTGTCGGCCGCGCCCGTGTGGTAGTTCTCGAACTCCCCGGTCTTGCTGAAGAACATGGTCAAAGGGAAGGGCGTTGATCCCGCCCACACGAGCCGGTCCTGGTAGATGGCCACGCAGGAGGGAAAACCGGATACCGTGCTTTCGAACTTGTCGTAGGCCGGCTCGAAGGTCCCCAGCCGCCAGTCATCGTGATCGTAGCGGCCCAGATTGCGGGGCTTGTAGAGGGGGTGGGCGAAATAGATGCTGTCCCCGGACTGGCAACACTTAAGGTCCGCCACGTCCTCGGCCGCGTAGGGCGTCCCTATCTCGTAGGGGGTGTCCGTGCGGACAACGGAAAGATCGTCGATCTTGAGCAGACTGCCGCTGCCCGCGGCGGCATCCGTGTAAACACTCAAGAGCAGGGCGTCCCCGGAAGATGCCGGGAATTCCGTCACATGGCTATTCCAGTACACGCTGGACGCCTGCAGACCGCTGTAATGCAGGGTCACCCCGGCGGTCATCTCCTTCAGGGTGACATCGTCGAAGAAATACTGTGTGACCGCGCTGTTCACGGAAGCCAGGCTTACATAGGCGTTGGCCCCGCCGTTGGTCTCCTGGAAATAGTGTTCGACGTAGTTCCACTCATTGGGCTGGATGTCGACGTTGCCCGTAATGGAGTGAAAGCCCGAGTTGTCGCCGAGGCGCACCCTGGTCCGGCACTGCACCCCGGTGGCATAGGCCGTTGACCCGGTGATGGCTATCGGCTTGACCCAGTAGCTGAGGCGGTAGATCGATCCGGTAGTGGTCGCATAAACGTCCGAGGACATGCCCTGGAAACTAGCGTCGCTGGCCCGGACAACGCACCAGCTCTTGGCCCCCGTTCGGACCTCCTCCGTCGTGCTGCCCGACGTGCTCGGGCTGTTGTAATCCGACCAGTTGACATCCCCAAGCTCGAAGCCCGGGTTGGCCACTTTTTCGGCGCCGAACGTCCCGTTGGCGATGTCCTCGACCACGGTCCAATAGTTGATGCCCGGAACGCGGCGCTCGCGGAAGGACAGCTCGTAGTCGCCGAAGGGCGTGATGCCGGTGATGATCTGCCGCATGCCCGGCTGGGCCGCCCCGTTCTCCGTCAGATAGCAGCAGCCGCCCGCAAAAGCGTTCCAGGCGACGCTGGCGCTGTTCGTCGAACTCCAGCCGGTGGTGTTGGCGGCAAAGGTGCCGTTGGCGACATTCTCGTCGCCGTCCACGACCACGGTGGCGCGATTCGTATGCACCCGCATGTAGTGATCGCCGAACTCCAGCACGTAGGCCTGGTTGGCGGCCTTGGAAAACTCGAAGGGGATCAGGTGGGCCTTGCCCGAGTCCTTGGTCTCTCCCACGTAACGCAAGCCCGGCCGCTTGGCGGCCGGGCCGTGGGGGAAGACCATGAAATTTTCCAGCACCCTGCAGCCGTTCTCGTACTTGCCGATATCGACCCGGGCGTCGAGCAGGGGCGACAGCTCCCCGGCCGTGAAGTTCGTGATCATCACGTGGGCCACGGCCCCGTAGCAGACCGCGGCGAAGAGCAGCAGACAGCCCACCACCGCCGCCTTGAATCCCCTGCTAGTTGCCTTCAGCCTGTCCACACCCTGTTCCCCTTTGACCTTTCAGCCTTGAGCTTCCCCTATATTCTCCCCGCCTTCTGCCAGTCCGTCAGCACCTCCAGCTCCGCCGGCGCCCCGTCCCGGGCGTCCCCGGTCCGGGCATCGAAAAGCAGATTCGTGAACTCCTGCCTGATCTCGGCGGCCAGGGATTCGCTGTCCGCGATCTGCTTGGCCAAAGAGATCCCCATAAAAAGCGCCAAGGCATGGCAAAAATCCATGGTAAACCGCGTCGGGTCCGTCACTTGCCGCAGATACCGCAGGTTCACGGCCTCATCGTCCACCATGAGCAGATTGTCCTCGACCTCCCAGGGACTGCTCGTGTCCTGCAGCTCCCAAACCCGCAGGCAATCCGAAGGCAGGCCGTAGGCGTAGGCGTACCCGAAGGCCGGGACGAGGCGCGCCGTGCCCCCGGAGGTGTAGGCCCCGAAGCCCGTGCCGTCGACGTCGCCCTCATCGTCCTGCAGGGCGAAAGTGTTCGTGGCCGCCGAGGCGACCTTGTACTTGTTGCCGTTGAGGTCCGTCATGCCGGCGTCCATCGTGATATAAACCCACTGCCCGTCCGTGAATCCGTGGGCCGCGCAGGTGATCACGACCGGATCGGCCTGGGTCGCCCCGGTGATCGCCTTCTCCGCCGGCGCCAGCAGGGTCCGGCGCATCGCGAAATTCCAGGGATGGGAGCGCAGGAGCAGATCCCGGGCCGGCTCGTAGAGCAGGTTGCAGGCCGCGGCCGCCTTCTCCGGGGCCGTCAGGGACGGAGGGTCTTTGTCTTCGGTAATCAGCTCGTGCCCGATCCGGAGCAGGGCTAGGTTGCAGATATCCCGCGCTCTCAAAGCTCTATTCCCCCTTCATGTCCGGAAAGAGGTCCTCGGCCTTGGGCTTCTTGACGGCCGTAACACTGAAGCTCTCGATATCGAGCCCGAAGTTCCAGTTCGCGGGCTCGTCGCCGTATTGCTCCTTGGCCACGCGCTTGACCTTGCCCGTCAGGGTGACCTGGACCTGCGAATTTACCCCGATTGCCTCCAGCCCTTCGGGCTTCACCTTGCCGGTTTCCGGAAAGTTGAAGCTGGCATCCGTGGGCATATTGATTTCTGTCGGCATTGATTCGGCCATCTCCATCACCTCCCGGCTTCGCCCTTCGGGCTACGCCGTGGCGGGCCCGGGGTGAAGCAAAATAAGATTGGGGCTCGCCCCGGCGTAGCCTCAACGACTCCGCGGTCCCAGGGATCTCCGGCGGCCCACGCAACCGGCACGCGCATCACGCCGCCTCATCAGGCGGAGCCGGGTCGATCCCGTGCACCAAAGCTCCCTTGGCGTTCTTGCGGACAAAGGCCGGTATATCCTGCTTTTGGCTCGCCTCGATATCCGCGGCGATCTCCTGCGCGCTGGCCTTGGTCACCTTCTTGAAATGCCGCGGCATCTCCTCTTTTTCAGCGGCCTCGTAGATCTCGCCCGGGGCGAATATCCTGCGCGTCGCAGCCCCCTGGCTCACCGGGTGATAACACCGGCGAATGCATTTGTAGGTCGGCATGGTTTTCGGTCTCCTCTCTGGATTTGCCCGGCTTCGCCACGGCGTAGCCGAAGGCGAAGCCGGGCAGGTCAATCAATAATAACCTACGCCTGCCACCCGGCGATGGCCGCGTACCCGTTCGTCTGCGAGCCCGCCAGCGGCACCAAAGCCGCATCGAGCTTGCCCGCGGTGAAACTGCCGCCGGCCACGGTGTAGTAAAGCCGCAGGTACTGCTCGTCCTCGAACAGCTCCGGAGGCACGGGCGGGCACTTGAACTTGTAGCCCGCCACCAGGTCGGCCACGGCCACCGCGGCAATGGACCACACGGTCGTCGCCGAGGCGAACCCCGTGTTGTCGTCGCTCTGCAAACTGACTTGCAGAGTCGAACCGGCATGAGCAAAGGTCGTCTCCACGGTGACTTCGACGCCGACAGCTTCCCCCGCCCCAAACATCTCCCGCCGGCTGCCGATGTCCACGGTGTTCGTGGACCCGGCCGACGCGGTCACGGCCTGGGCGTTGCTGAACTCCAATTCCGCATCCCTCATTGGTCTTACCTCCTTGCTCGCCCCGGCGTAGCCCAAAGGGCGAAACCGGGCCAGTCTTATTCCGCGGCCAGCGCCGTCTCGGTGTCCAGAATCGCGTCCACCTTGCGGATGGGGATCCCGAAAAACTCGGTCACCGGTCGGCCGAAGGCGTCCTTGGTCTGGGTGAACATGCGGTTGCTCGAATCCGTGGCCGCGATGTCCATCTGGGTCTTGATGGTCTTGTTGCAGTAGATCGCGGGCTTGCCCGCGCCGATGTTGGGAACCAGGTTGTAGGCCTCGATCAGGTCCTTGTGGTCGAAGGTGTTCTCGGAGCCCGCGGTCTCGATGTTGGCGATCCGGACCACGTACCGCCAGTCGCGCACGCACAGGCCGATGTCCCACTTGTAGTGGGTCACGTAGGCCAGAAACTCCCCTTCGGGCGTCTGGCCGTCGCCGGTCAGCAAGGGCTCGCCCTTGCCCAGGTCCCGAATCTCCAGGCCCGCCTTGCTTCCTTTCGGGAACATGGCGTGCACGGTCTCCTCGCCCCAGACCACGAGATAGATGCTCGTCACGTCCGAACCGCTTCCCCCCGCGTCGATCACGTTGGGGGCGTCGCTGAAGGGGTAGCGGGCGGCCAGGCCCAGGAACTTCTCCGGGTCCAGGTCCGTGTCGCTGTAGAACATCCCGCTGGCCATCTCCTGGTTCATGGCCTCGATATAGGGTTTTTCCTCCATGAGCCGCGCCGCCGGGGTCCCGCCGTTCAGGCGCACCAGGGCCTCGTCGGCCTTGGCGATCGCCTCGCACATGCCGCAGGTGTCGTCCACCTGCACGGTCGTGAACTTGCTGGGCTGCACGCCGCGGTTCAGCTTGCGCCAGGTCACCGTGGGCAGCCCCGTGACCACCGTGGTGCGGTGGCCGGTGGGCAAATTCCCCTGCATCAACAGCATGTCCGTCAGGATCTCGTTGGTCTGGCTCAGAATGTTGACCAGGGCCGCCCTCTGGCCGTCCGGATCGAGCATCTTGATCCAGTCGGCCAGGGTGTAAAGGGTGTTGCCAATCGTGCTCATAGTGCTCTCTCCTCCTTACTGGGCCTGCCCCGGCGAAGCCCCGCAGGGGCGAAGCCGGGTCAGCTTGCCTCAGCTTGCTTCATATCGGGAAACATCATCTCCGCAGGACTGCGGCCGGGGCCGCCGCCGGGGCCTTCGCCCGGCACGTATTGATCGTTGCCGATCAGCTTGCCGATCTCGGCGAAGACCTTGACCATGATGGGGATGTTGCCCCACCCGCTCTTCTCCAGGAACTGCTGGAACTCCTTGCCGCCGATCTTCTCCGCGGCCCGGCGGCCCAGCTCCACCTGGGCCTTGAACGGCTCCTCGCCGCCGTACTCCTGGGTCAGCTTGGCGATGGCGTCGTCGCGCTGCTTGTCGCGCATCTCCTCGGCCTTGGTGAAGGCGTCCTTCACATAGCTCATGTAGCGGCCGTAAACGGCCGCAGCCTGCTCCTTAGTCAAGTTGGCCTCCAGAAAGGCCTGCCGGAAATACTTCTCCGACGCCTCGTCGTAGGGGAGGCCTTCGGGAAGCTCGGGCCGCGCAAGCTCGTAGCCGTCCGGATCGTCCGGCCGGCCGAGCCGCGCGTAAAACGCCGCGCGCTCCTCGTCACTCGCCTTCTCGCCCGGTAAAATGACGCGGTTTTCCAGCTCCCCTTCGAGCTCTGAGACCTTCCCGTGCTTCTCGATGAAGGCTCCCGCCAGGTCGCCTATGCTCTCGTAAGCGGTCAGGGTCTCGTTGCCCTTCAGGTCAGCCGGCAGTTGCGCGGTCCAGGCCGGTGGAGAAGGATTCGGTGTTCCCGGTTCAGTCATGACTTTCTCCTTTCGGTAAGATCAGTTGGGTCTTGCGGGCCAGATAGTCCACAATCCCCGTGAGATTGGGGGCCTCCAGGGCCCCGATGAAGACCAGCAGCCTGCGGCCGTAGTTGTACAGCACGCGCTGCTCCTCGGTCTCAATCTCGTCGAAGTATCCTAATTCCAGCAGCATGTGCTCCAAGACCTGCCTACCGGCCTTGCCGCTGAACAAACTGCGATAGAGCTTCTGAATTTCAGGGTCTATGAACTCCTGCCTCACGCCGCCCTCCGCACCAGGTCCTCTTGGGATATCCCGGACTGCTGGAGCAGTCCGGCCACGGCCTGGCCGATCCGGCCGCCCGAGAGCTGGTCCGCCTCGGCCAGGCTCTTGACGCTCTCGACGCCCTGGGCCATGTCCTCGCGAATAGCGATCTGCTGCCGCATCTGCTCCCGCATCTGCCGGACCTGCATGACCACCTCGGGACTGCGCACGGCCTTCTGCGGAAAGCCGTTGGCGTCCAGGATCTCGCGGGTCACGGCGTCGAAGTCCACGATGTCGAGCACGTCCTGGTTGAGCGCCGCCACGGGCTGGAGCTGTTCGAGCCCCAGAAAAAGCCCCTGTGTCTGGAAAAGCCTTCTTTGGGCCTGGCTCAGGGGGCCCATGTAGACCACGTTGATGAGCCCGCCGCCAGCCGCCAGGAGGATCTCCGGAGGCGGCGGCAGCCTTCCCGCGGCCAGCTCCGTCTGAAAGAGCCAGTTCATCTTGGGGTCCATCAGCTCGTAGTTGTGCCGGCCGAGGGTCGTGGTGAGCATGGCCGCTTTCTCTCCCGCGCGCTCGATCACCTCCGTGGCCGTGAGCTGTCTGGGGGCCCGCTGAAGCATCAGGAAAAAATCCACGTGAAAATGCTGCTCGATGGCCTCCCGCATCTTCTGTTCGCGGTTTTCGCCCACGGGAAAAGAGAGTTGGGTCTGAATCGGCGTGATCCCCCTGTCCGGGTCCTTGTAGTAATTGAAACCCCGCGGATAGATCTTGACCTTGCCCTCAAGCTCTGAGGGCACCATGTAGGCCGGATCGACCGACAGATGCGCCGCCTTGAGCAGCGTCTTGCTGACCTGGTTGATCCCCAGGGTTTCGGCCAGGGAGTAGATGGCCGGGGACCACCCGTAGACCTCGTCGGAGGACTTCTTGTAGCGCCACGCGCTGTAGGGCGGCAGGTCGTAGCCGCCCTCGTGGACGAGGTGCGGCTGCCCCAGCTCGATCCACAGGCTTGCATAGCGCTTGTTCTTGGCCAGGGGGGAGTTGACGTCCCGCAGCCGGCGGGGATAGACCGCGTGGAGCACGTCCACCTTCGCATAGGGCGTGCGCTCGGCCATGCGGGCGGTCTGCGCGCTCACCGCGCGTTTGCCGAACCGCTCCACCAGCCGGCGGGCCTCGATCTTGAACTTGCGGTGGACCGTGTCCACGTCCCCGAAATAGTTCTCGGCGATGAAGATCTCCCGCGGATGCACCGGGATGTAGACCGGCCGCCCCGCGGCCAGGTCCTCCTCGGCGTAGAGCGTGGCCGTGCCCACGCTGCCCGCGTCCTCGAAGCAAAGGGGCATGGCCGAGTAGAAGTTGCTGCGCTGCATAGCGTCGGCCAGGATGTACTCGCACTCCTGAAGCCAGGACTTGATCTCGGGCACGTCCTCGAGCTGTTCGTATTGGGCGAGGCTGCGCATGAAGGCGCGGACCTGCGGCGGAAAACGATCGAGCCGGATCGGGATCTGCATCCGCAGCCGGAACCACCTAAGACTCGGGCTCATCAGGTACCCGGTCATGCCGTCGGCGAAGAGATGTAGGGCCGTGACCGCGGTCCCGTCGTAGATCTTGCTCATGCGGCGCTTCTCGGACCCCACCGGCGTGCGGAAGGGCGCCCGCATGGGCACCACGTGGTAGGTCACGTCGTCCCAGATCTCCTCCCAGGGCCGCCTGATCTCCTCAAGCTGCCCCTGTCTCTCGATCGCGTCCTTGACCGTCTGCGATGCCATTTTTTCTTTACGCCCCCAATAGGGTCTTCTTGGCCGTCGACGCCGCGCCCAGCACGCCGCCGGCGCCCGTCAACAGGGTCGCCGATCTCCCCCGGGCCAGGCGCTTGCGCCGGGCTTCCTCCGCCGCCGCCGCCTCGTCTACGAGATCCGCGCCGGCGGTAGCGGCCTTGGGCTCACCCGTGGCATTCGGTTTCGCCGCGACCGGCTCCCCGGGCGGCCAGACATTGCCGTACTTGGCCATGTAATCCCGGGGCAGGCCCTTGCCCTGGGTCGCGTCGCGGATGGCATTGTAGATGGGCTCGTCGGGCAGGCTGTAGCGGCCGTACTCATTGGGTTTCTGCCCGGGATAGTAGGGGTACCGGGCCATGAGATCGACACCCGCGGGCCCGGAAGTGGAGGGAACCCTGCCGCGCTCGATCGTTGCGCCGCCGAAGCCGGGAATGGGCTTGCCCATCATTTCCTGAATGCCGCCGGCCATCGATGGCCCGACGTTCGTCGCCGCTGCGGGCTTCACGATCCGGGCGGCGGCCTCCTCGCTGGCCCGGACCTGCGCCAGGGCGGTCTTCTCCTGCTGCAGGGCCTCCTCGTAGGGCGGGAGCTCCGCGACGTGGCTCTCGTCGCCGAAGCCGAACATGCCCAGAAGGCTTTTGCCCAGCAGCAGCGGACCCATATAGGGAATGAAAGCGCTCATCGCGCTTTCGGCGACCATGGCCCTGTCTCCGGTCGCCAGGCCGAGACCCATGCCCACGTAGGGCAGGGCCTTGCCCGCCTTGCCCGCGACGCCCAGCAGGGCGTTCCCGCCGCCGCCCATATTGACGGCGCCGAGATTGCCGGCCGTGCCGGCCATATAACTGCTTCGCGCTACGCTGTAGGGG